GTTGGTGCATTAAGATCATCATTCTCATCATATTCATCAGCATATATTGGTGACAATTCACTTAAAGATAGAGCAATTGTGTATTGAGTCATGGAACCTTTATCGTAAGTGGTATTAGATGATCCATTATCATATTTAACATTAAATTTAGTTAGAGCGCATGTCTTAAATTTATTTAGATATGGGTGCTCTTTATTTTCTTGAGATTCAGTTCTTGGGCCCATTATATACTTTACCTTAAATACTCTTGGTGCTTTTAGGAATAGATTAGATACAGATCTTTGGGGTGCCGCATTCCTTTTTAAGGATCTTATAATTGCTCTAATTTGTTCAGATTCTTTTTCACTTCTTGGAGTTAGAACCCAAGAGAAATTGAATGTTCTAAGACTTGGGCCATTAAACAATAATTCCAGATTATTATTAATCACCAAACCATTTGATCTTTTCATAAGACCACTAATACCAACAGCTTGTCCAGCAAACCATGATGTAATTGCTTTTTGTGTTTTTTCATCCTTAATAACTGATTTAAAATCTCCTACAGCTTCACCCCATACCTCTTTTATATTCTCCCAACTAAAATCATCTATAAGATCGGTAGAATGACCAGCCATGGCTAATTGAAGAGCATTTGCTTTGTCCTTACCCCATGAAGTTGCTTGTGATTCTCCTTTTCCTGGAACCATTGGGAGTTGATAAGTTTCCCAAATTTTTTCTTTGATCCTTTCTCCACCATAATCCTCTACGTTAATAGTATCCAATCCTGGTGCGTTATAATCGTATGCAGTCAATTGAATAAAATCGAAATTAGATTTAAACTGTTCAGATAAGTTTAATGGATATTTGTAATAAGCTCCAGGGTTACCGCCTACTTTTCTAACGCCATCTTTTTCAATCGATCTAATAATATCATCTGTGCTTGCGTCGAACCGTCGACTTCTCTCTGGATTTGGCACTGGTGGAGTATCACCAAGATCATCTCCTACTCGTGTTTGGGGTGTTTGTGTTACAGCCGTTAATGTTGTGTCGTTTTTTTGATTGGTAAGTTGTTCCTCCCCAGCACTATTGATCTCTTTATCTCCAGATACAGATACACCTCCCCAGGTTCGATTATCATAGGCAATTCCTCGTACTCTGGCTTGTTCTTCTGGTGATGAGAAATTACTCGATGTTTCAAGGTTAGTTCTTACAGCAGATTTCATAGTATATTCTATAGGATCTCTTCCTACATCACCATTATAAAAGTATTTTGAATTAAATTCTTTTACTGTTAAATTTCCGTTGTTTGCTACATTATGAGCAAATGTAAAGTAATTTTCTGGAACAAATGTATTAGCTGTCATTGTGGCATAAAGATGGCCATTAGTACCATCAGGTTTTATTTCAAAAAATTTAGTTTCTCCAGTTGTTTTATTAGTCACCAAGTAACCTCTCACTCCACCAAAGTTATGAATAGTTTTTATTTCGGTACTATTAGACATTGGGTATTTAGATTCCTATTTAATTATTTATCTTGAAATTTTGATATGGAATGGAACGTAAGTCATTTAATTCCATTGGATATACAATATGTAAATTTCCTATTGTTCTTAACCAATCATAATTACGAAATCCAGGCCAGTGATAATTCATTCCTCTAAATCCCCATTTGAATAAACCTGTTGTAGCTATTAGTGGGAATTGGTCATATTCTATTCTATATGTCTTAGGGTCGTATATAAAGGTATAGTATTTTCCAACATCAGGAATTGGTGTAGTTTCTGAAAGGATTTCTATAATAGCCGTCATCATATCATCAACATCAGTCATTGCTGATATTTCAGTGACGTGTTTATCTAATCTATTTGTTGGATTTTCTAGGTAATTTTTTTCCATACAATTGATCTTCTGTTATTATTTTAAATTCTAAAGAATTATCTTTACAAAATTCTTTTGCAGCTTCCCACTTAGCTTGGTTTTTTGCGTAGGTTTGACATTCATAGATATATGATTTTGTAATTCTTTTTCTCTTTTTTGGTTGTTCCGTTTGTTTTTTAGGTTTTACTTCAATTACATATTTTTTTATTTTTCCATCAGACTCTTTAATTTTCATTAAAAAATCAGGATAGTATCTATGTACTTTATTATCAATAGGTGATACATAAGGAATTGAAAATTCTTCTGATGCATATTCCAACACAGAAATATTTCTATCACACCACCTTAAAAATTCTAATTCCCAACTACTTCTATAAATGATATTGTTTGGGTTTCCCAAATATTTTTTAGGATTTCTTGGACGAAATTTTCCTTGTGTATATTTAGAATCACTAGGCATCTTACCTACATAGTAATAGTATAAAAATATTTATAGATGGCTGGGCCAAGACCTAATAAGATTAAAACGTCTGATTTAAAGAGTAGGATTATGAATCTTGCTCAGGTTTCTGTATATCAAATTAAATTTGGTAATCTACCTATTGGATATAATGACTATGATAAAGAGAATATAGAACTTTTATGTGAAAGTGCAGAAATTCCTGGAACATCATTCATGACTCATGACCAGGTGAATGATTATCCTGGTATTACTGAAAAGTTTGCTTATCGTAGATCATATACTCAAGAAATTCCCCTTACTTTTATGGTGGATAGGGAATATAAGGTAATTGATTTCTTTGATAGATGGATGGATTATATTAATAATAATGTATCTACATCTGATATGACTTTTAGTTATAGGATGAAATATCCTGATGATTATAGGGCTGATATGTTTTTAACAAAATTTGAAAAAGATGCTAAGGGTCCATCATTAGAATATAAATTTTTAGGAGCATATCCATTATCTATTGATAGGATGGGTGTTAATTATAATAATAGTAATGAAATTTTAAGATGTAATGTTAATATGTCCTTTGTACGTTATGTTAGGGGTCGTGAAGATTATAGGTGGGTAATGTAGCCTATAAATAAACACACTGAAATCTTTATAAAGATATTATGCCTTTACCAACAATTGCTACACCAACATATGAGTTGGAATTGCCTTCTACAAAACAAAAAATTAAGTATAGACCATTTTTAGTTAAAGAAGAAAAATTATTAGTTCTTGCTCTTGAGAGTGAGGATACCAAGCAAATTACAACAGCTATTAAGACTGTATTGAAGAATTGTATTTCTACAAAGGGTATTAAGGTAGAAACACTTCCAACTTTTGATATTGAATTTCTTTTTCTTAATATTAGAGGTAAGTCTGTTGGAGAAGAGATTGAATTAACTATTACTGCTCCTGATGATGAAACAACTTCTGTTGAAATTAAAATTGATGTTGATGATATTAAGGTTCAGGAAAATAAGGACCATACTAAGAAAATTAAGATTGATGATAATTTGATGATGGAAATGAAGTATCCATCACTAGAACAATTCATTAAGACTAATTTTGATTTTAATGAAGTGAATGATATGGATAAATCATTTGAGTTAATTTCTAGTTGTATTGATAAAATTTATAGTGAAGAAGAGGTTTGGTCTTCTAGTGATGTGACTAAAAAAGAAATGGTAGATTTTCTTGATCAAATGAATTCTTTACAATTTAAAGAAATTGAAAAATTCTTTAATACTATGCCAAAATTATCTCATACAATTAAAGTAAAGAATCCAAATACAAAAGTAACAAGTGATGTTGTTTTAGAAGGGTTATCAAGTTTTTTCGGATAGGCATGGTCCATATGGACCTTGCAAATTATTTTAAGCTTAATTTTGCTCTAATGCAGTATCATAAATACTCATTAACAGAGATTGAAAATATGATGCCTTGGGAACGTGATGTATATGTTTCCCTTCTGCAGCAGCATTTAGAGGAAGAAGAACAAAAGCACAAACAACAAAATGGCTAAAATCGAAAAAATTGATCAAAAAATATTAAATTTGGTTGGTATTTTTGACTATGAAGCTGAGATGGATTATGATGAGTATATATCTCTTCTAAGAGAGAGAATGACTGCTGACCGTATGGGTCAGAAAGTTGATAGTGCTGATGCTAGTGATATTAGAGATGAATGGAAAAGGGTTAAAGGTAAGAAGGGTAGATTTAAAGTAGGATTAAAGGAACGAGCAAAGAAATTTGTTAATGGTGGAAAACAAAAACTTCTTAGTGGAACACAATTTACTAAACTTGATAATGAAAAAATACTTCCTTCCGGTAAAATGGATGGTGGTGGTGAAAAGAATGTTTTAAATGTAAAACAACAAATTAATCCTTGGGAGTCTATATCAAAATCTATTAATGATATTCAGAATAGTATTAATGGTATTGCTAATATTTTAAATAAAAAGAATAAAATTGAAAGAGCTCAACAAAGAGTGGGTTTTAAAATATCAAATGCTGCCAAAAGAGATAAAAAAGAAAATGAATTAGAAAATAAGGGTATTAAGGCTGTTAAAAATATAGCTTCAAAGGTTATGAAACCTGTTAAGTCTTTTTGGGATTCTATTTGGAATTTCTTTAAGTGGATACTTTTGGGAAGTGCTGTAAATAAAATATTAGAGATAATAAAGGATCCAGAAATTATTTTAAAACCTCTTAGGGATTTTGTTAATGGTATAATTGATTTCTTGAATGGGTTAATGGAGAATATATTTAATTTCTTTGCTACTCCATTTAATCTTCTTATAGATGGAATTAATAATGGTGTTGGATTTTTATATGATAGGATGAATGATATAAGATCTCTTGTTAGTAATTTGCCTGGAGTTAATTTAGAACCAGTTGAAAAACCAGAAAGGATAAATTATGTAGAAAAACCAGATTGGCTGGAAAATATGAAAATAGAACGTTGGGAAAAAGATGATGATAAAGTTCAAAAACTCGCTGGTGGTGGAGTAACATCTAATAGTGGGAAAAAAATTACTGGTATGGGACCAGATACTCAATTGATTGCTGCTCAGCCTGGTGAAGTGGTTATGAGTAAGAATGCTGTGGATCATTGGGGTCGTGATAATTTACTTTCTATGAATAAAGAAGGTGGAGGAACCAATATATCATCTTTTGGTAGTGGACCTATACAAAGAATGAGTGGTGGTGGATTAGTAGGAGGAACATCAGGTAGTCCTAAAGATTCTAAAAATAGGAAGATATTTTTACATTGGAATGCTGGTGGGTACGCTAGTAATGCAGGCCCTTATCATCAATTGTTTAATTCTAGTGGCAAACCTAGGTCTACAGGTATTGATTATAGTAAGGATAAAGATGGTCATACTGGTGGACATAATACAAATTCTGTAGGATTGGGTATTGCTGCAATGTTGGATTCTCCAGGTTCTGGAAAACTAGGATATAAAGATTGGCCTACTAAATCTCAACTTAATGCACTTGTAAATGAATCAGCTGGTCTTGCTAATGCCTGGGGATGGAATGAATCTGATGTTGATAAGAATGTGATGACTCATGGTGAATGGGAAAGAGAGTATGTTAGATCTGGAGCGCCTAATGGTGTTCAGAGATGGGATTTGGATATGTTGAAGGATGGTCAAGTTACTCATCCTGGTGGTCATTTTACTACTAAACAGATCAAATCAAAAGGTGGTAATACTTTAAGATCTAGAATTAAATCAGCTATGCGTGGAGGTGATGGTTCTGGTCCTATTCAGACACC